CATGCCGCCGCTGCTGTATGGCGGATCGGTGATGACGGCATCCACGCTACCAAGCGTAGGCAACACCTCCAGCGCGTCCCCGCAATACAGCGTAGCGTTGCCGATGACAACCTTTTCGACGCTCATGCCGGGTACGCCTCCGCCGCCAGCTCGAAGTGAGGCCCGTCAATGAACGGCCGCCCGCCCGCAGCCTTCCGCCGCGCGCTGTACTGCGCCACCGCCTTCGCCATCGCGTCCTCACTGTCCGCGATGCCAAGCAGCGACACCCAGCACCCGCCCCAGACAACCGGTGTCCGCGTCTCCACCGCCGCACGGCGCATGGCAAGGGCTACGCGGTAGTAGAGATTCAGCTCCCACCGCACATCACCGGCCACCGTCGCCGCGAGGTCCACCGCGTGCCCCGTCAGGTGCCGCGATTGCATCGTGCGCGAGGCGCCGGCCTTCACTAGCTGCTCTTGGCGCAGCAACGACCGAAGCCCCTCGGTAACGATGAAGCCGGCCGAGGGCTCGATCTCGTCGATCAGTTGCCCCGCCCGCGCGACGACGCGCACGAGGTCTGTATGCACGCCTTGCAGGTTCGCTAGGCTTCGTTCGTTCAGGCTCATCGGGTGTCCTTGAGATCCATCGGCACGGTCACCGGCCCCACCTTTGCCGCCGGCTTGACATCGCGGGTCCACAGGTGCCACAGGCGCATGGCTCCTAGGGCCGCCGTGTAGCTCTCGCGCATCCGCGCCTGATCCTTGTAGATGCGATGCAGCGACAAGAGCAGTTCGATCCCCTCGCGCTCCCGCTTCGACAGCAGCGGGTGAGATAGGTCAATCTGCATCAGCGCGCTATCTGGCGACGGCATGGTCACCCCTGCGGAGGCGGTGGCGCCTTGGCTAGCAACTCGTCCTTGCGCGCGGACCCGGACGACGAACCGAACCAGTAGTTCACCACCGCGCCAAACGCAGCAGCAAGCGAGCCGACAAGGATGAGCAGCGGCTCCATAGCCCGAGCAGGAGGCTCGACGCGGAAGAGCGCCACGATCACGGCAATGAACATCACGCAGATGAGCACGCCGATCCAGACGTGAGAGCGCCTCATAGCGTCGCCTTGTCAGATGTGGAAGGCGGCGGAGGCTCGCCGCGCCTCAGCCGCTCATCCTCGCGTCTGATGTCGCGCCGCCACTTCCAGCCTAGGTAGGCCATCTGGACAACGATGAAGCAGATACCAGCCGCCGCCGCCCACTTCTCCACCGGAACGCCAAGCAGCCAGATTCCAATGGCTCCCCACGATGGGAGCGACGCCGCGCCCTGCATCAGCGCTTCGTGCTTGTGCTCCGGTGTCACGGCATCACTCCTTCACCGCGTCCTTGACCGCATCGCCCGCGTTCTTCAGGCCGAGGCGAACCCACGACCACGCCCGCGGGAACTTGCGCCCCAGCAAGTCGCCAGCCCACGCGCCGAGCACGAAGCCCAAGGGGATTTGCCAGCCGACCGCGTTGAAAAAGCCCATCACCTGATCCATACGTTCACCCCTATAGATCCCCGGGGGGACCATGTACGAAAACCCATCACCCCTCTAGGCGATGCCGAATCTATACGACATGCGTTATGGTATCCATGTGCATTTGCACATAACCTCAACCAAGGGAATAGAGACCATGTTGCGCATCTCCAACCTCTTGGCGTCCGTCGTGGCGCCGCTCCTCACAGTCGTCCTTCTCACCGCCTGCGGTGGCGGAGAAGACGATTCTCCCGTCTCGCGGGCCAGCTTCGAGCAGACCGCGCCGTCCGGGTCGCTGACGGTCCAGGCCGGTCAAACCGAAGCCACCGGCACCGTTCACACCGTTTCCCATCAGGTCGGCAACAAGCTCTCGCGCGTCACCATCTCGGCCAAGATCACGAACGCCCGCGCAGTCGGGGCAACCACCGCCGGCACGCGCTGGGTGCTGCGCGAGAACGGGAACATCGTTGCTCAGGGCCCGCTCAGTGCCGCCCCGGCAGCGGGCGCTTCGACCTCGGCCACCTACGAAATCAACGTCACCGGCGGCGCGACCGTGTCGATCGAGATCACCGGCTTCGTCACAGGTCCGGCTCGCACCGTGCTGCAGTGGGACGGCGCGACCCTTTCGATGGCGTCTGCGCCGGTCTAGGTTTCTCGGCGGCGCGGCCTCTTGGCATCTGTGCCTGAGGCGCAACCGTGGCACCGGCGCCTAAGCCGCGCCGCCGGGATCCTCTTAGTTAGTCGAGCGGGCCACCTCGTGCCAGTTCGTGCCATCGCAGGCAATCGTGATCGTGGCATCCGCCGCGGTCGTGAAGTTGCCGGCGAGCTTGAGGTTGCTGCCGTCCGTGAACGTCAGCACCCCGCCGAAGATCAGCGTAACCACCGCGCCGGAATGCCCGGTAGCCGTCACGCTGGTGATGTCAGTGGTCCCGGTGATGCTCACGACCCGCTGGCCGATGGCAATGGCAATCGTTGAAGCGCTTGCCACCGTCTCCACGGCCGGAGGGGCTAGGGAGTAGATGCCAAGCGGCCCGGCCCGGTGATCCTCGACGGCTGTGACAACGGTCGAACTCGTTGTGATCTTGTACAGCCGGACATAGGCCGCGCCGTTGTTCCAGTTCGTGGTGGATGTGGCCGCGCTGACGGCTCCGTTTGACCTCGCGGCAACGACGTAGGAAGTGCTCGCGCCGGCGAGGGTCAGCGTGCCGTCCGACACGCTCGTGCCGCCCCACCGGCCGCCGTAGAAGCCCCACACGAGGCCCGTAGATGTCGCGTGGCGCTTGCCGAATAGGCCGACGTGCTCCAGCGTCTCTAGCGCCTCGTTGACGATGACTTCGGCTTGCGCCTGCGGTGGGCTTGTGATGGTCGGGAAGGTCATTGCTTAACCCCAGGCAGTCGAGCCGCTGGGCAGGCTTCCAAAGGAAGAAGATCCTGCGTTGATGGTGCCTACGTGCGTGCCGGTGTTGATGCCGGGGCCGTAGATCGGGAACCAGTTGCCGGTGAGGCCCACGGCCGCCGGGCCTTGCGATACGCCGTTCTTGTAGAAGGTCAGCGTGCCGCTGTTCAGTCGGACGCCGATCACGTCGCCGTCCGTGTACGTGGCGCCGTAGGCGCCGAGGCTGCCGCCGTTGTACAGCTCGCCGTTGAACCCGTAGTACCCGTACCCGTTGACATCGCTGCCAGGGTAGTTCGTGAGCGGCGCCGACGACAGCGCGATGCCGACAAGGTGCCGGGTAGATGAACCGCTGACCGTGACCTCGAAATACCAATCCCCGGTGTTGCTGTGGCTCGTGGTTCCGCGGACGTAGCTGTATGCCGCGACGATGGTGGCGACGAGATCCCCGCCGCTCAGGGTCACGTCCGGGCCCTTGTCCAAGAGGTTCCAAGCCCCCGCGGACGGCACAACCGAGGCCGGCGTGCCCTCGGCCATCTGCAACGGGTAGCCGCGCCCGTAGGCCGTGGAAATCTGGTAGGCGCGGAAGTTGAGCGGATCGCCCGCGGTCAGGCCGTCCGCCGTCTGTTCTGCGGCTGTGTAGGTGGCAGAAGAAGTGCTCGCGGTGATCGTTCGGACGACCGTCGAAAACGTGTTGTCCTCGTAGATGTCCACCTCGTAGGCTTCGGCGTCCTCGCCAAGCGGCGGACCTCCGGCAAAGAGGCGGCCACTGAGGCGGGAGCGGCGCCGCCAGGTGATGGTGGCGTTGTCGCTCGCGTCCCTCGTGACAGAGGAGTCCACAGGGGCAAAGGGCTTCAGGGCCAGCCCGGTATCGGTGAAGGGTTGCGCGATCACATAGCTGGGCGAGGCGCCTAGCGTCGTCGCCCTCACGCTGCGCTCGCGTCCGATGTCTCCGGCATCGCTGGCGATGTGCCGCAGGCCTTGGGGACGGAGAAGGACACACGCCTCATTCGCGCCGTGCGTGGCCTTGTGGCTCTCCGTCCCGCGCTGGCCACGGAGCAACCGGGAGAGAATGTAGACGTTCGGATCGGCGCTGCTGAGGCTGGCAGAAATGAACCGGATCACCTCGCTGCCGACTAGGAGCGTGTTGATTGACGCATCGGCCAGCATGGCATCACGGGTGCTGCTGACCAGTTCGCCGGACCCAACGGACACGGTCAGCGTGTTGCGCTCGTCAACACCGACCCCGGTGAAGTCGCCCAGGGTTGTCGTGCATTGGCCGAAGACTGCGGACTCCGAGACGGTCGCCGCGGTCGTGTAGTCAACGCCGTTCCACGCCTGCTCGACCAAAGCCCCGGGCCACACCGATGTGGCCCCACGCGCAGCGATGACCCATCCAGGGCCGTCGTCCACGTCACGGAGGAGGGGTATGTCTAGCGCCCGCCAAAGCGTCGCGCTCGGGGCTTCGACCGTGGAGCCCTGCGTGTAGTCGTCATCCGTCAGGGCGGATGAGGACACGCTCGCCACGTCATCACGCACGGCAGTGAACTCAAGCACCCCGGCCGCGTCCGTCCTGCGCTCGATGCGCATCCTGACAGTTCCACCATCCGCCGCGGTCACGTTGACCACGTCGGTGGGCTCAAGGTCCGCATTGCTGATGTCAACCGCAAAGGTGGCCCCTGCGATGCGAGCGAAGCCCTCGGCGACGAGCGTATCGGCGACCCGCTTGGCCTCGGACGGGATCAGCGAGATGCCGAACTCCACCTCTTGCGTGGCGACCTGCGAAGTGACCACGAGGCGGTCACTTAGCTCGCTGCCGGCTTGGTAGTCGTTGGCCGCGTTGACGAACTTCACCGCGACTTGGGGAGGCAGCTCAAGGTCAGGCGCGACGGTCAGGGCGAACGGTTCCTCGCTCGGCTGTCCTTCTCCCGCCGCAAGATCGGCGTATGACAGGGTGCGCACCGCAGACCCGCCTCGGGGCTTGAATCGGAGCTTGTCGGATAGGACGCAGTCGAACCCGTAGACCGTGCGCATCTGCTCAAGCACGCCGCGCATGCCCTCGACCTGCGCAACGGCCACGCCGCGGAACGGAGTGGTGATCGACGAGAGCGCGGAGGCGTCGAACTCGGCAGAGGTAAGCCCAGATCGCTCGCAGGCCTGCTCAACAGCATCCTGCACCGTCGTCGTCGTCGGTGTGTGGGCGATCTTCGCCGCCCACATCCGGTATTCGCGGTCGCTGACCGATGTCACATAGATCCGGCCCACGAGGAGGACCGACCCGACAATGCCGATGCTGTGGCCGTTGTCAGACGGGAGGAATGCGGTGTCAATCGTCCCGCTGATCTGCGTCCACGATGCGCCGTCAAGACGATAGAGAGCCGCGGACCCGCTGACGTTCTCGAACAGCCACAGGTCACCGCCGCTGGCGAATAGGAGAGCGTTCGTGTTCCCAGACCCGCCGAATGACGGCCGGTTGATCGTGCTTTGCAGCGTCAGCGTGGCAACGTCTAGGACGAACACGCGGCGGTCATCGAACCCGGCGCAATAGACCGCGTCCCCGATGATCTCGATGCTGTTGACGTAGTCAGGCAGCGCGGAACTCGTGGCCAGCGGGCTCCCACTGGCCCGCCAATCGAAGGACCGGATTGCCTGCGACCCGGAGCCCGCCGAGCCGAGAACCAGATAGTCCCCGCGCTGGGCAAAGCGCACCTGAGTGCTTCCGAGGGACTCCGCCACATCGTAGGGGCCGTATGTGGTCCCGTATGGGATGGCGTACAGATAGACCTCGGTCGATGACTCCTGCAACACAAGGAACGGTTGATCCGCGTTCCCGTGCCCAGCCGGGTTGATGCCGGAGGTCTGGACGTTGAACTCGCCGATTGGCGAATAGACCGCCGGGTCGCTCAGGCTCCACTGATAGCAGGCGACGGCGGTCGTCGAGTAGGTGTTGTCCCACTGAGGGATGCCGACAGCGAAGGTAGAACTGTTGCCAATCGCGATGGAACTGGCGATGGTGTTCACCGGCGCCGCCGGAATCTCGGTCCCGATGTAGGAGGCGGCCGAGAGAGCCAGCGTACCGGCGTCGATCACCTCGAACGTGAGCAGCGGCAATTGCCCGGCGCTGTCCAGCTTCAGGCCCTCGATGAAGACATAGGCCCGGCCTCGGTAGCCGGGGGCATTCCCAGCGCCGACAGCCGCCTCGTAGGTCGGGTCCGGCAGTTGCGTGGATGACCCGGTGTAGACCGTGAGGCGCCGCCAAAGGTCCGTTCTGTCGCTCGTCGCCAGCGTCCCGACATCTGCGGCGCCTAGCGTGTTGCGGACGAGCTTGCCGAACGACCAAACGCGGGTGACCGCGACAATCTCTTTCTCGCACAGGCCCAAGAGGACATCTTGCTCATAGGTGAACGTCGTCACCTTCGGCCCGCCGCCCTTGCCCTGCGAGGTCGTCGTTGCGATCTCGCGCTTTTCGCTGGCCCACCAGACCTGCCCCGGGAGTCTGGCGTTGTTGATCATCCACGGGATGGGCTCGCCGTACTGAGTGCCGGTGAGCTTGAGGTCGTTCAGCCGCGGGCCTTCCAGCCGCTTTCGGCTCGTGGCATAGGCGCCACCAAGAGCCGCGCCAGCAGCGAATCCAAGTTGCGCGCCTTGAGGGCCGCCAAGCTGGAAGCCGATGTACGCGCCCGCGGCGCCGAGGACTAGCTGCGCCATCTAGACAACCCCGGGGATGCGGAACACGCCGCGCCGTTGCATGTTGCGGGCAAACATAAGCCGCGTCTCCACGACCTTTCTTTGACCCGCGTTCGTGCTGTGGATGATCGACCAGCCGCCATGGACGTAGTTGCCGACAATGCCGATGTGCTGCGGCTCCCTCTCGGTGGCCAGCACCAGCACCGCGCCTAGCTCCAGGTCGTTGATGCGCTCCAGGTGCTCATCGCACACGGTCAACATCGTCCCGTCGGGGGCGCGGCTGTAGCCGTTCACGTCGAATGACGTAGGCCATACACCAAGCTGCCAGCCGACGACGATGACGAGGCCCGCGCAGTCCAGCGCATGCCCGGCCAAACGGCCCTGATGCACCCACGGCACACCAAGCTGCGCGCGGGCAGCCGCTACGATGTCTGCGCCGGTCATGCGGACTCCGTGGGCGGCGCGGTGATCGCATCGACACCAGGCCGGTGCGGCTCGCCTTGGAAGTTGAGCACGTTGGAGAATTTGCCGATGCAGTCCTCGGTGAGCCGCTTCCTGCAGCCGGCGATAGCGGTGAACGTGTCGCCGACCTGAATGTCGGCCGGCATCTCAAGCATGAGCGTGAGCACCGCCCCAGTGCTGTTCGTGTGCGCGCGTACCTTGGCAAACAGTCCCGCGTTGTCGCCAGTGAGCCATTCAATCTCACCCTCGCCGAAGTAGTCCGACGCCTGCGAAAGCGCGGAGTCCTTGAAGACGAGGCGGCTGGTCACCGACGTGACCGTCCCGGAGTGCGTGAATGAGGCGAGGTTGACCGCGCACTTGGCATCGCCCAAGCGCGCCCTGCATGTCTTGGTGCTGGCGCTTCCGACCGGCTGCTGAAGGAACTGTTGAATGCCGCGCAACTCGCAGACAACGGCCCCGTTCTTCTGCGTCACCGCGCCGATGGTTCCGGCGCACAGGTGCTCGACGCCGTCCGTGGGGTCGGCCCAGTTGTAGCGGTAGCACACGAAGGACGCTCCCTGCCACAGACCGCCGAGGATCTGCGCGCGGGTGAATAGCGTCCCGTCGTCGAGCGTCGTGATTTCTAGGTTGTCAACGCCGAGCCCTGCGCTCGTGGAAATGCCGGTCACGTCCAAGCCCTGCGAGGCGTCCAGGACTACTCCGTCGACCGTCTGCGTGACATCGTGCGAGGTGAAGCCGAAGACCTCCGTATCCTTGCGCGTGATCACAAGGCCATAGGCGAGCGTGGTCGCGCTGCCGGCCATGTGAGCCAGCAACCCAGAGTCGATCGTCTTCACGGCTCGCGCAGTTCAACGATTGGGATGGATGCCCACTCGTGCAGCAGCCCTTTGCTCGGGTTGCGCGAGTCGATGCGGCCCCTAAGCGCATCGGTGTCGAAGCGCATCGGCACATCGAACTCCCCAGACCATGTGAGGTTCGCGGCCGTGCGGCTGGTCGTCGTCGTGACCACGCCCGTGACGGTGTTCAGCGTGTAGTCCGTCGTCAGCGTCAGGGTTGATCCGCTGTCCTTCAGCTCGAACCCGGCCGCGATCGGCTTCTTGATCACGCGGTCCTGCGTCTGGCTGCCGGACGTGTAGCGCTTGACAAGTTGGAACGTCGTCCCGGTGATGCCGGACACGATGCCCTTTTCCGCGCCGGTGTGGCTGGCCTGGTAGTCGGCGAGATCCTTGAAGCGGAACCCATGCAAGCGGCCGGCCATGGTCAGGAAGAACGCGCGCACCGTCATGAAGTCGGCCTGATGCTTCAAGCCCTGCGACACGTCCCAGCGGTGCAGCGGATATGCCCACATGCCATTGCGCTGCTCGCCGCCGCCGATGGTCTTGACGACGGTCGTGTTGAACTCCGGGCCGCCAAGCGCTCCGGCGCCGATGTTCTCCGGGAAGCGGGGCGATTCGTAGAAGGCCATTCGCTCACCCGTTGCGGTTGACAGCCAGCGCGATCTCGCGCCCGATCGCCTCGGCTTGCTGCTGCTGCGACCACCGAGACATACCGCCGCCACCGCCGGGCATGTTCACCGTGATGTTCGTGCTGTTGCCCATGGGTGTGATGGTCTTGCCGTTTCTGCCACCGCTCACGAACTCCGCGCCGTTCTCGCCCACAAGCCCGAACTGGCCCGGCGGGATGTAGCCGCCCTTTGCGAATCCGCCAGCGAAAAAGCTCGCAATGGCCCCGACAAACCCACTGTAGTTTGTTCCTGATGCATCCTTGCCGCTGGTGCCGCCTCCGGTGCCAAAGAGGCCGGCTATGCCGTTGGCGAGCGGCTCGGTAACCGCCTTGCGAAGCACGATTCGCAGGATGTCCTTTTCGATGCCCTTCAGCACGTCGCTGAAGCGCTCGCCGTTGACGATGGCATCCTCGAAGGCGCTGCTGAACGTCAGGCCCAGTTCTCGTGCCGCGCCGCTTGCCTTCTCCGCACTGCCAGCCAGGTCCGGGATGTTCTCGTTGTTCTTCTCCGCAGCGGCCCGGATGCCGATCAGGCTGCGGCGCTGGCGCAGTAGTTCAATTTCGCGCTCGGCTGCGGCAATCTGCGCTTGGCTTGCCTCCGCATTGCGCAGGCCAATCAGCGCTTCCTCTTTGGCCGCGATGATGTTGCCGATGCGCGCCTGCTCGAGCCTCGCGCGCTCGTCGGCGCTCTTGCCGACCAGCTCGATTTCCTCGCGCAGCGCTTCGTTCTGCGCGAACAGGTCATCGGCTGCCTTGCCCGCCGTCTCGTCGGCCTTGCGCGCCAACTCCAACGCCTTCTCGCGAGCCTCTTGGTAGGCCTTAAACGACTCGGCCGCAGCCTTGGCGGCGGGGTCCAGCTTGGCCAGTTCCTCGGCCAGCGACCCGAATGCGCTGTCGGGGACGCTGCCGCCGCGCTGCTTGATCCCGATCAGCGCCTCGAGCTCGGCCCGCAGGCGCGCGATCTTCTTTTCGTCCGTGCCTTCGATGCGCTTCAGCGCGTCCTCGAGCGGTTGGTTCTTGACCTTGTCGCCGAGCGCGCCGACTGAGGGCTTGCCGCCGCCGATCGTGGGGACGATGCTGCCGCGACCGCCCTGCACCTCGGTGATGCCGAGGAGCTTCTGATAGTAGGCAATGAAGCGCTGGACCTCGACCTGTTGTTCGCGGATCTTTGCAACGCGATCGGTGCCGAACAGGCTAAACCGGCTGCCATATTGGCCGGACGCGATCTGCTCTTCCGTGTCCTTCAGGCTGCGCAACTGCTGCTGATAGAACTGCAGCCCCTGCGTTGCCGTCTCGAAAGTGCGCGACGTGCCGATCTGCACAAGCGCGGAGCCGAAGCCGCCGAACGCCTCTTTGCCGGCCGAGAACTCGCGGACCAAGCGCTGCACGACAGGGATCACGTCGGACAGGATGCTGCGGCCTAGGTCTGTGAAGTCCTTTTGCAGGCTGAAGATTGCTTTGTTCAGATCCTCCGCAGCCTTGGCCTGCTCGCTCGTCACCTTGGCGTTCAGTTGCCCGGCCTCGGCGAGATCCTTCAGGAACGGCGCGACCTCGCGCACGCTCTTGCCGAACAACTCCTGGATGATGCGTGCCTTGTCGCCGTCGTCTGCGAAGCCCTGCAGCGCCTGCGAAGTCTTGAGCAGCGCCTCGGCCGGGTCCAGCTTGCGCAACTCAGCGGCGTTCAGCCCGAGCCGCTGGAAGATGCGCGCCGCCTCGCTCTCCTTCTTGGCAGACTCGGACAACTGCGCGTTGAACTTCACCAGCGCACCGGCCGCGGTGTCCACGCTCGTGCCGGTTCGCGTGGCGATGTCCTCCAGCGCGCTCGCGTTCTCCACGCTCGTGCCGGTCGCGTCTGCGAAGTCGTTCAGTGCATCGACGCCGTTGATGATC